TATTTATAAAAATATTTTTTAAATATTCTGTAATATTTATAAATAACATAAAGCCTAGGAGATTTACTATGATTTTATTTGAAAAAACAATTGCAAAGTCTCAGCTAGACGATATTGCCGTCGACTATGAAATGTTAGAAATGGAAGGTTTACCAGTAGAAAAACCAGAAGTTGTGCTTTATTTTAATAGCGATAGAGTATTGGATAGTGTTGATGACGTCATTATGCCTATCCAATTTAAGCTTGAAGGTCTTGAAAAGAAGGCATGCATTACTATTGCATATACCTGTGATTCATTTGATGATACTTTTGATATTAGTAAATTAGATGATGATGCATATGAAGTTGAAGAACTTCCGGATGGTTATATGGTTACTGTTGATGACCCAGATAAGCTTTCTAAGGTATTGAATGCTACATTTACTCAGAGTGTTGTCTATCCTTTTGATAATACTTCTAAGAATGATGCTGTTAATAAGTATCTTGAAAAGGACAATATTGACCTTTCTACTAAGATTGCAAAGTATATTACTGACTTAGTTTATAAAGTTGACGAATATAAGTCTATCCACAGTAGTTGGTCTAATCAACAGACCCGTGCTACAAAGAAGGCTGTTGCAGCTAATGCCATCCGCGCAGGTCGTACAGATTTACAGATGTTGCTTGACACCCTCAAAACTCTTAAGGGTGTTAAGAGAATCCAGGAAGGTACACTAGCAACTGGTTCAAGATTCAAGCATCGTTACCGTGTATTTGCGACAGTTACAAAGATGGTCAAGTATAAGCCAGTACAGAGTGATGAAGTATTTGAAGTTCTTAGCGACAATTCTGGTAAGCATTTCGTATGTAAGCTTTTGAATGATGCATTCAATGGTGCTGAACTTTACAGTCCAGAAAGTGTAATTCGTTGGTTTAAGAATCGTCTCGGTATTAAGCAAGCTGATATTAAGTCTGACGCAGTATCTGATGACGATACAGGTTGGGGAGCAATTAGAAACACTGCTGATTCATTTACTCACCAAAACTAATAATTAAATTAATTAATAACAAAAAAGACTCAGATATTTCTATCTGAGTCTTTTAATTTAATGGGAGTAAATGATAAATTACATCATCGGCATTCCGCCCATAGTCGGAGCTGCGCACTGGCATTCATGTTCTTCCTTCTTTTCACAGATTACACATTCTGTGGTAAGAATCATAGAAGCAACAGACGCCGCATTCTTCAATGCAGTCATAGTTACAACTGCTGGATCAATAACACCTGCCTTAATAAGGTCTTCATAAGTATCAGTCTTAGCGTTATAACCATAACCGCCATTACCTTCTTTAACCTTATTAACAACTACAGAACCTTCACCACCTGCATTAGCAACAATTTGACGAAGCGGTTCTTCAATTGCACGCTTAATAATTGCAGCACCAGTAGCCTGGTCATCATTAGACAATGTAATTGAATCAACTGCAGATGCTGCACGAATAAGAGCAACACCACCACCAGGGACAATACCACCAAGAGCTGCTGCCTTAGTTGCATGAAGCGCATCATCAACACGATCCTTCTTTTCCTTCATTTCAACTTCAGTTGCTGCACCAACCTTAATTACTGCTACACCGCCAGAAAGCTTAGCAATTCGTTCTTGAAGCTTAGAAACTTCATAGTCAGATTCAGTGCTCTGTACTTGAGACTTAAGCTGTTCAATATGGGTTGCAATTGCGTCAGCTTCACCAAGTCCCTCTACGATAGTTGTAGAATCCTTAGTAATCTTTACTGACTTAGCTGAACCAAGAATTTCAGCGGGAATTGCTTCATCAAGCTTAATACCAAGTTCGTCGGAAATAAACATACCACCAGTAAGAACTGCAATGTCCTTAAGGTTATTAATTCGAGAATCACCATAACCAGGTGCCTTAACTGCAGCAACCTTCAATGCACCACGCATCTTATTGACAACGAGTGCTGCGAGTGCTTCACCATCAACATCTTCTGCAATAATTAGAAGCGGACGAGACTGCTGAGCACTAAATTCCAAATGTGGCAAAATATCCTTCATTGTAGAAATCTTATGACCATACATGAGAACATACGGGTTTTCAAGTACACAACTCATGTTTTCTTCTGTTGCAAAGTATGGTGAAAGATAGCCGTTATTAAACTGCATACCTTCAACAACATCAAGAACAGTGTCTGCGGTACGGGATTCTTCAATAGTAATTACACCATCGGTGCCAACTTTTTCCATTGCATTAGCAAGAAGATTACCAATTTCTTCATCACCATTTGCAGAGATTGTACCAACCTGTGCAATTGCAGTCTTATCAGTTACCTTAACTGCATTCTTATCAATTTCAGTAATAATTGCATTTACTGCTGCATCAATACCCTTCTTAAGTTCGATGGGATTTGCACCAGCAGCAACATTCTTCAAACCTTCACGTGCAATTGCCTGGGCAAGAATTGACGAAGTAGTAGTACCATCGCCGGCGATTTCATTAGTCTTAGATGCAACATCCTTAACAAGCTGTGCACCCTGGTTTTCAAATGCGTCTTCCAAATCAATAGCACGGGCAACAGTTACACCATCTTTAGTTACAAGCGGAGAACCATGACCTGCAATCATAACATTGCGACCTGCTGGACCAAGAGTTACCTTAACTGCGTTAGCCAGCTTATTAACACCATTCAAAATCTTTTCACGCGCTTCCACGTCAAACTTCATTTCTTTACTCATATATTTTTACTCCTAAATTAAACTTCTTCCTCAAGAGTAGTATCGAAGAGAACTAGCTGCTTCTTACCAGACTCGGGGTCGACTGCCTTGTACTTGAGCATTGAACTCAGGTTAGTATCAAGGTCATTTTCAAGTTCCTTAACAAATGTTAAAGTATATTCAGTCTTCCAAGTACCATCGGAATTTTCCTTACGAACAGCATCAATCTGTTCAAGCTTACCCTTGAAAGTCTTATCACCAAAAGTAATATTGTAATTCATACGGTAGTCACTTACAGGAATATTCATCTTTGACCATACATCCTGTGTTGCATTTGTACTAAAAACGGACATTAAGTCAATTTGACCACGGAATTGCTGTGGAAATGTACGAATAGAAGTTTCTTCTACTACCTTAAATTGAAAACAGACAATTACATTTTCTTTCTTAATAATTGGCTGAAACTTTGTCATAGTTGAACTAAATTTTACAGTTGTCATTTTCTTTAACTCCTTATTTATTAATTTTCATTTGGTACAATATATTCACCACTATCAAGGTCATAACTTGTCATTTCAGCAAGTTCTTCACCTTTGATTACACCAACTTCTACCATCTTACGAAGTGCCTTAAGATAAGCAATCTTTCTACCTACACTCTTATTGAAGACATCACGATAAGAACAGTGTGCAATACCAATAAACTTTACCATTGCATCCGGCTGGCTGTTTTCCCATTCAGAAACAAATACTAAAGTATCACGTTCATTCCAGCTTCTATATACTTCGCGACCATATTCATCACGTATAAATGTAGATTTTGGATGGTTTTTATAAGTTACTTTAACTAGAAATCTTCTTCCGTTAGTTAATTCAATCTGCATATTACTTTTCCTTTCTATTGTCTTGAGTCCATGTATTAAGTTTAAAGTGGTCGAGCTCTACGCTTTCTTCAGAATTAATTACACCCTGCTTAAGCATTTCACTAATTGCGTTATAATACGCCAACTCTCGACCTGTCTTCTTACTATACCTGTCCTTATATGAACAATAAGAAAAGCCTTTAAAAATTGTATTAGAATAAGGTTTATCCTTTACTTCTTCAACAGTTACTGTTGTATTGTGTTCATACCAATAGGTTTCTACCAGTCGGCCATATTTATCCTTCTGAACAGATTCCTTTGGAATTTCATCGTACTTTACCTTAATTGTAAATGCACGTCCATTTGATAGTGTTAGTCTCATAATTTACCTTCTTTTGTTTTTAGTGAAATAAAATATAGCTAATATCCGAAGACATTAGCTATTAAAAAATATGTTTTATCTGAACTTTTTAAATAATTTTACGAGGTTTAGAATCAAACATATCGAGCATTTCATTGATGTGACCTTCTGATTCCAACCAGCAATTTCCGGTATTAATGAAGTCATACTGCCAATTCATTACTTCGTTATATTTGTCTTTTTTAGTTAATGCCCAGAATATTTTATCAATTTCTTCAACTGTTGATTTGTCGGTAAACTTTGCATCATTATGAATTTCACGATATGGACTGTCATCATTATTTGCAAAGATATTACCCATAAAGACACATCCGCATGCACAAGCTTCAGTAAAACGTAATGAGGATTTGCACTTATTGAAAGAATTATCTACAACAGTTGCAATACTAAAGTCTGCATGCACTTCCATGAACTTACGAGGGAAGGTATGAGAATCTGCCCATGGAATATATTGGATTTTGTCTCTAATTTCATCAAAGAAGAATGGTACTGAACCCATTACGACAAAATCTATTTTATCTTCTTTTACATTTTTAATAACCCAATCACATAACCCTGTTTTCCAGTCACCTCTATCTCCTGGCTGACCAGGATGTCCATTAGGAAAATTTGGATGCTGTCCAGGTTTTAGTGTTGGAATAGGTGTTTTAAAATGCGTAGGGCTTCCAGAATAAATTACCTTTGGTTTTTTAATATCTTCAGTAATTTTCTTCTTTCGTTCAAAGTTCCACAAATAACGTGGTACAACATTTTTAATTACTTTAACATTAGGATGATGGAAAATTTTTTCAATCACACGTTTTAAAAATGGTGTTGATGCAATAACCATGTCACACATATCAATATTTGTCTGTAAATTTTTAGTTGACTTGTCAATATGTTTAACAATCGTATCATGACCTGGGTTATATGAAGGAACGCCATCATCTTTGCCTTCACCGGTCATGAACACTAAGTCATCAAACTCAGCAACTAGCTTATACCCAAATTTTGGTTGAAGTTCTTTGTAACGCATAAGAATCTGAACATCAGAATCTGTAATTGGTCTTTGGAAAATAATAGACTTTGCACGAGACAAATAAACTGGGTCAAAAGTTGGATATGGCATGAGAGTTGGAATTACTCCCATGGTATATCCATTAATATATTCTGCATTGTAACGTAGGCGTACGTGTGAACAACCACTGGTATCCTTGCAATAAATTATAGCAATATTTTTTCCATCTTGGTCTTCTGTATGTGCGTTTAACATTAATTCACCTCAAATATCAATTTTATGATATTTATATTAGTCTTCAGACTCACCTTTAAAGTCATCAATAGTATTAAGATTTTCATAGAAATCCAAACCTGTAACTTCTTTTTCTTGACGTTCTTTTAATTGGTTTAGATATAGGAGAATTGCGTTTGTGATCAACTGTGTAACAAATGCGAATGCACTACTGTTACGTTCTTCATCATATCGGTTAATGTATGTGAACAATGTCATCAAACATTCCTGACGAATATCTTCAATATCTTCGTAAGCCTTTGTAGTAACTAGCTTGAAAGATATGATTCGACCATTAATAACTTTCATAAACGCATCGCAAATTTCAGCTTTTAATTTATCAAATTCATAGTTATAATGTCTACGTTCAGCATCAGTAAATTCTGCATACTTCTTATGAAGCGCGGCAATCTGCTGTTGCTTACGAGTGATAAAGTCTAAACTCTGCTGATACTTTTCTTCTTCAATTTTCTTATTCTTATACTTATTTTCTAACTTGCTGAGATATGGCTGACACCATGCACCGGTATCATCAATGTTCATGCGATTAAAATCGACAATTAGTTTTCTTAAGTACTCATTTGATATGTAACCTTCCTTTTCTTTCATTGTTTCCTCATTTTATTTTAATAATTAAAATATAGTAATTATTATGTAAATAAAAATTTACATAATAATTAAAATCTGTATTTTTTAAATTATATGTGATGTGGAATAGAACCAACGCCAGGAACATGTGCTTGTTGCTTCGCTTTAGCAAGTTCTTTGCGGGAAAGTTCTTCTTCTTCCTTAATCAACTTATTAATTACTTGTTGTTCTATCTCAACTTCAACCCAAGACCAATCATTTGTAATCTGAATATTTGAATATTTACTAATTCTAGTTATAGTTTCAAGAATTTCAAATAATTTTACCGAGCTAAATAGATGTTCATCATTAATCTTTAGGTTAATGTGACTAATACCGTTACAATGTGGACATACTATTTCAAACATCTCTTGAAAACCGCAGGAGTTCAATGCTAGATGATTATATAAAACTGAGTAATCTAATGCACTCAAATTTTCTACAAATAATTTTTTATCAGCAAATGTATTCGTTGAATTTATATACATTGCGACAGTATCAATTTCATCTTGGGGCTTATTCAATGATTCATAAAATTTTGGAATAGCAATTGGAAGTTGGATATTTGTGTCTGGTAAATATATTGTATCTACAAAATTGTTATCCAAATATTTTATATTAAACTGCTCTAACGTAATTGTTGCATCATATTCTTGCTTGCAATGTTCACATTGTTTAATTTTTAATTTGTATCCATTACGACTTGTAAAACTATTGTTTCGAATCCAAAATACTAGATACATTCTATCAGGCAAATAAATATCTTCAAGTTTAATATTTTCAAGAATCAAACATTTTGATAATATTTCATTACATATTTCTGTGGCAAGCGCTGGCTGATATGTAGCCAAGAACTTTACTTCCATTACAGAAAGGTTACGCAATTTTATTATTGCGTTAGGATTATAAAATTGTCCTCGTGTTGGCAATTCATACAATGGAATATTCCAATAGTTATATTGGTTATATGCAAAATGTAAATCACTCATTATTTGAAATCACTCCAGAATTCTTCACTATCATAATTCTCATCAGCCATCATATCAATGGTCTTATTTTCTGCTAAGTCTTCCCTAATGATTACCTTACAAGAATCAAGGTCAATTTCAGGTTGTAAAGTTGCATAAACTGCCCAGTATAATGATGATACAGCGTCATCATGTGTTCCTTTAGCACCTTTAAATACATTTGGAGAAACTTCTTCGAATCGAGATAACTGAGAAATTGTATTTGCATCTACAATAGCAAGCGCATGTGAATCAACAAGGCGTTTCAATTCCATACATGCATCAAGCTTAGACTTTTTATCTGCGCGAGTACCAAGTCCGTGTTTATCTGTATTAATTAAGTTTGTATTTTCTAATGTATACCAAAGCTCTTCTGATACTTGATGACCAACATCATTATTTTCTAATATATAGAAACAGTTATTATACATAGTAGACGTTGCATCAATAATTCTTGCAAACTGACCTGGATTTACAGTGTTTGACTGGTAGGTACATACCTGTTCCATTGATGTTCTCGAATTAATTTTTAAAACTTGCAATGCTGCATAGTCCCCGCCTACACCTGTTGCACAGTCAACACCCATTACATACAATGCACCTGGTATTGGTTTTTCATAAATTAACATATCTAAATCATACATATATTCTAACGGTTCTTTTTGAACCAATTCACCAAGTACATTTGGGTCTACTAGTGTCTGAGAAGACCCGATAAAACTACAGTTATGATTAATTAGACCGTTAGTCGTTTCGTATATTTCACCATCAACACTGACAGGTGTGATAACAGTTTGACGACCTAAGTCCTCGATCCACATTACAATGCTTTTGCCAAACTGAGTATTGTCTACAGTATCACCCAATAAAAGTGTATCTGCTGTTTTAAAATCATTGCCGGATTTAAATTTATGGTCTGCTGAACATTTTATAATACAATTATCAAATCGTATTTCAAATACTCTTGCTACTTTCTTTTGAAAACCTTCAAAAGATTTAAACTCATTATCACATTTAATTTTCATGATTCACCTTTTTGTAAGAATTTTTTTACATATTTTTTACTATTTACTATTTACAGTAAACCAATCACTAACTATATTTATAACATTCAAAAATAAAATAGGAGAATAACTTATGATGCTATATAATGAATTTGAACGAGAAGTAGATAGGCTTCAATCAGAAATCCGAGCTCTTAAGAGTGAAGGAAAATACAAAGAAGCTGAAATTAAAGGTCTTGACCTTGTTTATTTGAAAGTTAATTATTATGAAAATTGTATGACATCCGAAAAGATTCATTCAGTAAATTGCAGTTCATTTAAGAGCCAATATCAAACAGCACTTTATGAACTAGCAAATAAGCGTGATGCTTTGTTTGATAAGTTTGGTTACGAAGAAGTATAAAATAAACCCTAGGTTTTAGCCTAGGGTTTTTTATTACTGAAACTCATTTGTTAAATTGTTTATATTAAACTTTTTAACTTTTTGGTAATCTTTAGCTTCATCATGTTTAACAATATCTATTCTTGTTGTATGTGGTTCAATTTCCTGTGCATTTTGAACAGAAATCATATTCCACTTCATTAACAAGAATGCAATACTATTTCTACGCTCAATATCTTCTAAAGAAACATTACCAAATCCATGATAACCAGTTTTGCTAGTCTCAAGAGTAAACAACTGTTTAAAATGTGCTAAATAAAAAGTACCAAATTGCTCTAGTAGATGACAAGACTGATAAATAATCTTTGCTTTTTTATCCACAATACCTATACGTGTCAAAGTTTCTTCAATAATCTTTCGGTCAACTAGAAGCTTAATTTCTAACAATTTGTTTGTATCAAACATATTAATAAACCTCCGGTTTCCAATCTAAATTCTTTAATTCTTTAGCAAAAAATTTATTAGCTAAATATTCGACATCTAATTCATCTGATGTTTCATTCATGAAAGAATCAATGAGAATATTCTTTACTTTGGTGTATCTTACTAAGTCATGTTCATCGAGTTTAGCAAAACCATAGTCTGCATATCCATTAGCAAAATATACATCCTTAATTTTTTGTCTTAACTCAGTGATATTTAAAAATTTTTTGTTATAAATTAAGTATTTTACTTTATTAATTTCACGTGCTGTCCAGGTGTTGGGATTACATTTTGGTACCGTGTCCTCAATAGTATCTTTTACCTTAACAGGTTTAATAACAGTATCGACAACTTTGTTGTCGGTACTTTTATTCATTTCCTGTGTTACATAGTCGTGAAAGCTAATCATATATTATTTATAGCTTAAACTTTTGGTAAGAAGAACTGCGGAATGAAAGAAATCGGAAGATTGATGTCTTCACCACAAACTGGACACTTAAACTTTGCATATGGCTTAGCAGTAAAGATATAATCAGTCAAAATATTTGTAAGCTTACTAAAGGAGAATGCATCCATATTACATATGTACTTATAAGCCTGCATCAAAGACAATTCTTTACCATTTACCTTATAAACATATGTACTAAGATCTAAAAGATCGGATGCAATTTCTTCAACAATCTGATCGTTAGTTTTTAACTTAACTGTATCGGCTTCTGTCTGAATAGTGGGGAACTTAATAGAAATCTTATCTTCACCTATTTCAAATTCATCAGGTAAGTCTTTATCAAGATAAGATACTTCTAGGTTACTCAAACAGTATTCATAGTTTGCGATAGTATTACATTTTGTACATTCACCGCGTAACTTAAACGGAATGTCATTATATGTGAATGAACGTAGATAGAAGATTAACCAAATCTTATCACCTACTAATACCTTATTAACATCAACACCAAAAAGACAAGACTGGATAACACCATTAATAATACCCTGAATATTCTTTTCGTCAATCGTTGCTAAGTTTTTAATATTCATTGTAGTCAACTTTTTGACATATAAATCACCGGGATAAAACTTACCTCTAGACGGAAGCAAAGTCTTATCCAATAATACTGCTCCAGCTGGAATCTGGTTTTTCATTTGTGCAAGCGCAGATGCTAAATTGCCACTATTAACATTATTTAAATCAATTGGTTCTGATCTCATAATTTTCACCTCACTTAAAAATTTATATATTTATATTTATTATGTTGATTTTAATGTATTATCTATGTGTAATTAATCCATATTCATTCATAGATCTATATTTACTACCATTTTTTTCCATCCATTTATCTTTTTGAGTTCTTCTAACACCATTATTCTTATCAGCGCTACCAGCACTTTCAACAATATAAAGGTCACCGTTAATTTCAACTTCTGCTACAATATGACCTGGGCCGCCTTTTGATCCCCCTTTAATTAATACGTCTTTAATTATTGAATTTTCAGATAGTATAAGTGTTGGTTGTTTACCTGGTGTTGCCATGTCCTCAAACATTTGAGTTGTGCTTTCATATGTGTTAAAACCCACTACACCACCTTGAACTGGACCATCATGTTCAATAACTTGGCTTTGGCCATACGGTGTAAGACCTGAACCTTTCCAAAGTAATGTGCCACTAGCACCATCAGCTATGAGGAGTCCGGCAACAAAACCATTACAATCAATGCCTTTAGCTGTACCATTTAATTCGCGACGTATATTGTCATTTTCATTCTTAGTATCAACATCGATAAATAAGGTTTCGCCAGTTTTCGTATCATAACCTATTTTACCACCGAAATTATAGCCCCAGTCTTTTGTCATCTCAAGATATGCTGCTGCACCCATGCCAGCGATACTACCACTGGGTTCAGTTATCTTTTTACCGCCTTTAACACCAGCTACTTTTTCCCATTCTGCTCGTAATTTTGGATCTGAATTAAGCGCAGCAACCAATGAACCTCCAGATGCAACAACCGCTTGAAAAACTTTATCTCGTGCTTCTTGATTTTTACCAAAAAGCTTACCAGCATTATCAACAGTTTGCATATTTTTTGTAAATTCAGTGAAACTTGCTTCTTGTTCAGGTGTAATTTCTTCACCTGGGATTACATGTGAATCTACCCATAAATATTTTAATGCCAGTGTTTCTTCTTCACTTATACCGTCATGTAAATTAATACCGAGTGCTTCTAAATAGAATAGTTTTTGATCATTTTCTGATAGTTTATCAAATTCAGCCATTAAATCAAAATCATTAACATCTGTACGACCGTTTCTTTTTTGATATGCAACATATTCTTCTTTAGCTGCATTTTTTAAGGTTTTGGTTTTTACAAGTTTTTTGCCATAAAAGTCTCTTTCTTTATCCCATTCAAATGCCTCTAATACAGTGATGTCAATACCATCCAACAATTGATCATATGCAGCGCCGTATTTTGCAACCAAGTTTTCACTTTCTTGATCTAAAGCTTTCATGTTATCGAAGAATTCTTTTTTAGCTTTCTGGCGTTGCTCTTCTAATTCTCTAGCGCGTTTCTTAAGGTCATCATTTAATGATGTTAATTCATTATTATATGTAGCTAATTCTTTCGCAGCTTCATCTTCACGGCGAGCTAACTCATTTTTGTTAACTAAGTTATTTAGATCTTCTGTTTTTTCATTAAGATTTTCCATTAGTCTATTCAATTCATAAACAACTGCAAATTCAGCTTCTATTTCAATTGGTTCACCTTTTGCTGTTTGGCTAAATTCTGGTTGACTAAAAGATTTAGGTCTGCAACCGTATATCTTTGATGAAATTTTTTGCTTATATGAATAATCATATACATCGATTTGTATCTGAATAATTGGAGGAATTATAGTCATCCAATATTGTCCGCTCGGGAATAATAAACCGCTTAAAAAATTCGTAACATCCATTGTTTCAGTTTCAATGAATGATATTTTTAATGTTGAACTTGCAAAATCAAAAAGCGGTATTACATATTGGGTATTACCAAAACGTCTACGTGAATCTGACGAGTCTATTTTCCATGCCGGCATGTCTACACTTTTTACATCAAATGCTGGATTATAATAACCGCCACCTTGTTCGGGGTCGCCTATAGGTTTTAAATCATATGTATAAAAAGTTACTTTAAATCTATTTGAAAGTAACGGTGTCATATTATTTTGAAATTTGTATACGTTTAATAAACCCATATTCTATTTATAACCTCAATTTTTATAAATAACATATTGTGAGGTGATTTTATGCTTATAGCAGGTTTAGATTTATCAATTTCGTCATCCGGCGTTGTGATTGAAGAAGTCGATGAAAAGTTTAATGTATTGAATATTACAAGACATGGGTTTACAAAAGTTAAAAAGAATTCTATATTTCCTGGTATAGAATATTATAAACCTGAAGATTTTTTGAATAATTATCGTAGGTATCAATGGTTTTGTGATAAAATAGTATCTTGGTGTAAAGATTGCGAATATATTGCTGTTGAAGACTATGCTTATTCTATGTCTGGAGCAGCAGGTATGATTTTTAGTTTAGCAGAATTTGAAGGTAATATTAAAATGTCGCTTTTCAGAGAAGGTTGTAAATTAAAATTTTATACTCCTAACCAAAATAAAAAGTTTTTTGCAGCATATGGCTCAGCTGATAAGATTGGCATGCGTGATGCATTTGAAAATTGGACTGGTGTAAAACCAGATTTAAGTGACTTACCAAAAGTAACAAATGGCAAAACCGGTAATAGTCCAACATCTGATATTATTGATGCATTTGCATTATGTGAATTTTTAAGAAAAGAACTAATAATTAAGAATGAACTTGAATTTATGGAAGACCAACCAAAATATATTCAAGAATGTTTTTTAACTATTACTAAGGAACATCCGGCCGGATTGTTGAACTCTGACTTTTATTATAAATAATACAGAGGAATTTATGACACGACTTGACGAAGCACTTAGGTATTTAAAAGAAAATGGATATATTAGCGATGATACTAAACAAACTGAAGATGCTTCATCTGTTTCAGATTCATCTGAACAAATTGACGAAACCGAAGGAAAATAATTATGGTTAAAACTATATTTTTAGACGTAGATGGTGTTCTCGCTGACTTTAGAAAACAATGCGAAAATCACAGTTGTATTAAAGGTAATAAGGTTAACTGGGACGTTATCCGTTCAGCAGGTAGTAAATTCTGGGAAGAAATCGAATGGACCTCTGAAGGTAAAGCATTTTTTAAATGGATTAAAGATATTTGTAACCAAGAAGATATTGAACTATTCATTTTAACTGCTGTACACGGACAAGAAGCAAAAGTCGGTAGATTAAACTGGTTAAAAACAAATATTGGTTTAGATAAACATCATTTAATTATTGTTAACACTGGTAAAGAAAAAGCGTATTATGCCCAACCAGACGCATTGCTAATTGATGATTTCGGTAAAAATTGTACGGCATTTACTGAAGCTGGTGGACAAGCTATAAAGTTTATGGCAATGGACCAAGCAAAGAATGCTATTGAAGAGCTATTAGTTATTTAAGTTTATAAAGGACAAAATAAAAACCAGGAGTAATCCTGGTTTTTTATTTTAAAGAATCGGAGTAACTTTCAATTTATTATGCATTTCTTGATTAATAACATTTCTAAATAAGTTACATAACCATGGAGCTGTATCTTCTAATGTATCTCTAATCATTAATGCTCGCTCCCAACCATCAGTTTCAGTAATTCTAGTATTATCATAACCGAAACTTTCCCAGTCTGTTTTAATTTGCGCTTTTACATCTTCGCCAAGTTTTTTAATCATACTTGCGTCTAATGTAACATTCTTAATACCAAATTCTTTTTGAATCACTCTCGGTAGAACTTCTGAAGAAATTTCTTTAACTGGTGTTTCGTGCTGTTCAGTAGCATTTGCATTACCTAACATTGCGCCTAGTGCTAATGCTCCAACACCTAATGCTCGTCCAAATCTTCCTTCAACAATATAACCATTGTCTTCAAGGATTGCTTTTGCTTCTAATAGTGTCATTTTATTACCTCTGAATTATTTATAAATAATTTGATATGGCAAGAGATTATGCATCAGAATTTACGCGCTTATTTGGCGGTGGTTGTTCAGTTCAAAATAAGGACTGGAGTAAAGAAAAATATTTTGATTCGAAAAATAATGACTGCTATGCTGCTGAAGCAGCATTAATGTCATCATTGACATCTGAAGCGTATTCTAATTTTGGTATTGAAGTTCAATATTACATTAAGAAAATAGATACTAAAGCTGATAGACTATACGGCGAAGACCCATTAGAAAATGTAGAACGCAGATTTGTGTTAAAAATGTACGCTGATTCTGTTCCAGCATTACAAAAGAACTATACTATTCAAGGAATTGAATACCAAGAAATTTTAACTTGCCAATGTACTATACAGCATTTTATAGAAGCATCTCAATTAGAATGGGGAACTAACAAACAAAAATATAATGCGGCGGTTCCAAAAATCGGGGATATAGTTTATGTAGAATATTCTGGAATGTTCTACGAAATTATTAATGTTAAAGCATTTGCTGAAGGAAGTACATTCTTATCGAGTCCTATTACATATACATTTACATTACGTGTATGGCGTAATTCTCATGAATGGGTTGATGCTCCAAACCTAAATACTGATAACATGGATGAATTAAGAAAATATGTTGAACTTGATGAAACATTTGACCTTGATTCATCTCCAACAATCGAAAAAGTAGGTCATGTTGGCGTTGATAGTGATATGTTAGAAATGAATAAAGATTTACCTAAAGATGTAGATAAAAAGAACGAACCGACAGATAATGTCAATTCGTTCGTTGAATACAAGTATCCTGAAGCTAAAAAAGATAATCCAAAGTATTATGATCCATTTGACGGATGGTAGTTATTTGTTTATAGGCGTAACAACGTCATATGGTTTGTACTCCCAGATATCACTATGGTATACTAGTTTACATTTTAGTATATCTTCAGAGTTATAATCTAACGCACCTTCAAAATTCATAGACTTTAATACACAATTTTCAAATGTGTATTCAGATGTAAACTCTACTAAACCTTGATTTTCTTTATCGTCATCGTTTACTTTTTTACCATCAGTATAAGATTTTTTAGTAAAGCCAGTTTTATCTTTTAGTCTTATGACTATTTTTTCTAAGTCAGTATATCTCCAAGTATCACCACCTTTCTTCTGATATGGTTCAATTTCAGGATGGATTGGATATAATATTGATTTATTTTGTGCTTGCTGATAATTTTCATTTTTTGAACGTAAATATCTAGCATTAATATGTGCTAATCTAAATAATTCTCTATTATCAGCCCATTCTGTTCTTAATGTAAAAAGTAATTCAATATCTGTACCGTATTTTCTTAATACTGGGAAAGTCTTTTCAGAACCAAAATATTGTTTAGTTACTGTTTCAGTTTCAAACGATGGTAACGTTGCAGATTCAGCTAATAAATGGCTTGTTTCTACTAATGATACACCATTACGTTTAAAAAAGAAAACATGAAATAACCAACCAGGTTGAGGGTCAGAAAAGTTAAATACGTTTGTATTAACAAATATGCTTTGCATTATTCACCTCCGGTTAGTGCAAGGTAATTAGCGTTTCTATTATCATACATTACGTTATATTCCATCCAGTCATATATGAAAGTTGCATTTCTTGTGATAGTATCAGTTGATTCATAACTAAATTCTATACCTTCAGTACCAATATATTGGCAATTATAAAATTTATACTGTTTGTAACAACTTTCAGGCTCGTTATTATTTAGTGTAATTTGTGGGTCGAAAATTTGAACAGAAATAATACCGTGACGTAAATTTACGTAATTTCTATCGTCTTGCTCATTAATTTCAGTAATTGTATCATCTGAAATCATTTCTCTAGCATATGGAACTGGTATTTCTTCATTATTATCAAAAAAATATTTCTTACTATTACCAAAAACAGAATAAAGTTTTTCAAGAATATTAGTTACATCATATCCTGAATTTTCATTAAATCGTACAGTAAATTGACCACCATTATCAACACGTGTTAATTTTTTGAACGATAAACCACCATAAAATAAATCGGTTGATTCAATTTTTCTTTCACCTACGCTTATACTAACTGCTGCTTTTGATAATATATCCATATCACCATTCGTAATATACTTCACAGGATAATTAGCATCATTTAAAATATTAAATCCAACGAAGTCAGAAAAATTAATCTTAAACGTCCATGCTAAAGCTGGAGGGGTATTATAAAAATCATTATCCCATATAGAACGTATATTACCAGTTTTATTTAATCGACTATTTACTGTCATATTATATTTATAATAACATTAGTTATCCAGCGCATTGCGCTGATGTTTGCGATGCAAACATAGTTTATTGGCGAAGCCAATCTGGCGTTGCCAGGCTAAGTAAGATATTGAATTTATGTATAAATTTACAAGTAAATTTAAATCCAATAAAGCCTATAAGACTAATTGGAAAAATCCAACGTGGAATTTACATGTGAGCTTACGGGTTGGTCATCCTGTACTCCGGCTACATCTCACAATACCAATGGCGGCTGAGTGTATTTTTTGCTAGAAAATACTTCAATAGTGTTTCGTTATCAGTGACAGCTATTAGCGTTTAACTGGTCATAGCATTTGCCTGATCATAATGTAAGACTACCACTTCTAGTCTTAAACGGCCAAAGACATGCCGACAGCTTTAATTCACTTCGTTCCTGTAACTCTGGTCTTAAATGTACTGAGTTCAAATATAAGAAATGTTTTTTAAAATGCTAACAGAAATTAGCATTTATTTTTGATTTTTTCTTAACATGATATAAATGCTTCACATTGAAACGCATTTTCAAGTACTGTACCTTGAGAAATAATAGGTGTTAATTTTATTTGACAAGAAAATTTCTTAGACTTTAAATACCTTATTGCTATAAGTTTATGACGTGGCATGATTTTTCTAAAAACAGTAGCGACATACGGCTGAATTTTAAAATACGGCAGTCGACCTACATATATACGAGAATTATAAATCTTATATTCTGAATTTTCTGTATTTGAATCTAAATATGAAATTATTTCATTAATTAATGAAATAGCTTTTGGCTTCCAAATTTCTTTAGCAGTTGTAATCTCTGCTGGTAATTTTTGACTAAATGTACCAATATCCATATTATTCCTTTATTGGTTTAAAGATATAAATATAGTATGAATTTAAAAACCGCATTAAAAATTTTGAAAGAAAATCTGTATATTGTAGAATCGGACAAATTTGCAGAATATGACCAGAAAACAGTTGGAAATTATGCAGAATTAAGAAAGAAAAACCGTGAAGCTATGACAGCTAAGAAAAGCGGTTTTAATGACCCGAAGCGTTATAATGATTGTGAAGGTAGTAAATGGCTAAATGTTAACAGTAAGGATTATAATACGATTGCCATGGCTGCATTAGATGGTTGAACAGATACTGGACGTGGCGATGATAATGCATATGCTTCAATTAAATCTGCAGAAGATTTAGCAGCATATATGAAGAAAGACCCAAGGTTTGATGATAGACTTAATTCTAAAGAAGTACGTCAAGGTAATTATGATGATAGTTTTATCGATTATGTTGGAATTTGGCCGTTTTTAAAACAGTTCATGGGTAAAGGCAAAATTAAGGTCTATAGAGGTGTTACACTTAGTAGTGATATGATTAAATCCATGTTAGCTAAGGACAAGTATGCTTTATCAAATAAAGAACATTTAATTAAAGCATTAGCTAATGAAAATAAAGAATTTAACTCATACAGCGTAGACTATTCGATTGCTCAAAACTTTTCAGGTATGACGGCATATAATGACCCATACTTTGTGATACTTGAAGGCGAAGCAGATAATAAAGATATCAATTGGGCATTTACCGCATACTTATTTGCGCGTCATGGTTCTACAGTTGAAAGTGAATTAAATATTAATAATAGTAAACCATTAAGTAACTTAAAGATTAAAGATTGCAGATTACCAAAACAACGCTGGGAACTTGAATATGATGCAGTAAAGCGTTTCCAAGATTTTTGTTGGTGTAAAGTTAAAGACGAAGAAGATATTGTATTAGTCAAACCAAACGGCGAGAGTTTAACTGATGACACTTATGATGATATCATTGGAGGAAGCGATAGAGGTTGGATTTGTGTATCTGCAGGATATAAAGGCTTTAATTTTGTTAACGTAGAAACCGGTGAATATATCTCTGATGAATGGTTTGATACAGCATCGCCATTTTATGATGACTGTGAATACACGGATGTAACTAATAATAATAAGTATTATAGACTATATGATGATGGTCATTTAGAAGAAAAAGATGACAATGATTTTTAATTAACAGGGGAAATAATGTTAACATCAAATTTTAAAGATTACACAATGTTACTTGAGGGTGGTAACGCCCATACAAAAGATGGCGACTATGCAGCTAAGGTAAAACTCGTAGAGTTTTCACCAGAACAGTATGAAGCTTATAAAAACGATATTAAGAAACTATTAAAGGAATTATCCAAATCGTTTCAAGAATTTGCAGGCGTTAAACTTTGGACAGACCAGCAGATTGAAACTGGTAGTGTTATTTCAGGTTCCAGCCATGCATTTATGACGGTTGACCGTGAACGGTTTATTAAGGTTAAACCGGTTATAGGTGACATGGATACACAAATTAATGGTATCTATAAGGATAAAGTTATTGAATGGCTTGAATCAGTAATTGGCCAGGAATTTAATGGGTTCAAATATCTTGGTAGTATGAAATTTGGTGATGTATATAATATTTTCAAAGCGCCAGCCAAATATAATCCTATGGCAACAAATATTCAGATTGACTTTGAATTTTCTGAATTTGAAAATGATGAACCATCTGAATGGGATAGATTTGTAAATGTGACCCAGTGGGAAGATTTGGAACTTAGTATTAAGGGTTTGGCGAAGAACCAGTTGATACCATGTATCTACCGTACCATATTCTTCCGTAAAGGCGTCGTATTCCAACCGAAGCATGATAAGCCTAGAAAGACCCATTCCTCAACGTTAAACGTCCCAGAACGCAGCTTTAGCGCAAAATATGGTTCACGTTCTAAGTTCAATCCAGTTAGAGATGCAGAAGGCAATCATGTACATCACGAAGATTTACCAGCATTTAGAGAGATTCCAACAACAGATTCTACATTCATTAGAAATGTACCTGGTGTATTTAAAGAAATGTTTGGTCATGAACCTGATGAAACAGAACGCAAGATGTTTAAGACTTATGTTGGTTTATTAAAATTAATGAAAGCAAACATTAAGGATCCTAAAGTAATTCAAGACATTTATGCAAGATATTATACCCGCTTACCAGGACAGGTTCCAGAAGAAGAACGTGACGTACTTTTACCAATAATTAATAAATTTAAAGAAGTATTTCCGTTTGTTGTGGATCCTGAACCACAAGATGAAATTGAATAAAGTAGAAAACCTGAGTAAATACTCAGGTTTTGTTATTTAAATTAAGATTATTTTTTCACTATTTAAACTAAAATGTGATTTATTATTTATTGTTTCTACAATTTTATTTTTATATTTTATTGTATCATCAACAACAAATAGGTATTTTTTACATTTAAAATGTTCTAAACAAATATCAATCCATTGATCACATGATAAATTTTCTGTTTCTTTAGTCCAGATTTCTTTATCATTATACGGTGAACATGTAAATAAGCACTCATATTCACCATAACTGTCAAGAATATTTTTACAAGTTAAGTTAGCGTTTAGGTTTAGAAAAGATTTTAAAAGGTTTGATTCTGAAATTGTAGTCTCGTTAATATCTTGTCCAATATAATTTTTATTTAATGCACAACAACCAAGCATACGACCACTAAATCCAGAAAATGGATCAAATATTGTTTGGTAATTATTTAGATATTTTTTAATTAAATATTTAGCGATATTTGGATTAAATAGTGAAATTTTTGGTGCGATTTTACATATATTAAAACCATTTAAAACATTTTGCGAAGATAAAATTGATTTGTAAATAAATCTATTTTCTATACATTTTTTAAGTAAATCTTTATTATACCATGCATCATATGGACTTGGTTTATTTTTTAAATGACAATGCCAAATACTTTTATGAAAATTTGTAATTAATGAATATGTTAATGTAGCTTTAATATTATCAAATTTACATAAACGCTCATAATCTTTTAACATTCGTTTTTCTGAATAAGTTGGGTATGGAAATGGAATATTACAAGAATCAATAATTTTTTGAATAAATTGATTATAATCGATTCCAAGGAGTTTTATTGTTTCTTTTATCCCATCATCAATTTGTTTACTATCAATGGTTAAAAATTTTATATTGTCATTTATTTTGTAGAACCTATTAAAATCTTGTTCTCCACGTACATGTTTTCCGTCACTATCATTTAAAAGACCATGATTATATTCACCATCAATTTCAATTAATATATCAAGAGTATTATTTTTAAATATAGCAAAATCCCAATGTTTTTTATTTAATACATAATTATATTTAAATTCTATATGCCTATTTTTTAACATTTCCGCGAATTTTTTTTCAGCTTTACTTAAATAACCGTCATTTTTTTCTAATCTAGATTGTAATGTTTTATTATAATTATCTGGATTAGATGCCCAGTTTTCATAACCATATCTAACTAAGTTAGTTTGTTTTGATTTTTCAGCCATTTCTTCAGTCCAATAAGAACCATTATTTTTCACACGAGAATTGATACGTTTTTCTATAATATCAGTGTCTTTAGAAATTTCTGATAATTTTTTCTTATGTTCGTCAGATATATATACACCGTTATTATTTTTAATCCTAGTTTCGATTCTTTGTTTTTCAAGGGATTTATCATTATGCACAATCATATTACAAAACATTATATTTGTATTATGTTCATTATTATAAGTTTCTAATGATTTATTAGCCAATTCTTTTACTGCAAATCCAATGCCACCATATTTTTCAATACTTGTATTTTTTACTCGTTGTTTTGATTCTGGATTATACATGTTATGTTCATAACCCGTTCTTTCTTTATATGTTTCTTTAGCTTTAGTAATAATTCGTTTATCAGCAAGTTCACATTTAGCATTGCAATAATGTTGATAACCATGACTTAAATCATAAAATTTAATCGGGCTTCCACAAGTGAAACAAAAACCTTCACCTTCTTGCTTTAAGTATGTATCATAGTATTCTTTATGTGTTATATCTTTATGACTATAATTTAAATGTAAACCCAAGTGTTTAAATTCTTTTTTACATATTTCGCATTTCATAATTTTTAACCTTTAATTTAAAATAAAATATAGTAATTAATTTATAATAAAAATAAAATGCAGATTTTTATCTGCATTTATTTATAGCGTTTAATGAACCGCCATCAGTTATTATGAAATATAGAATTCACCGTTTGGAGATTCAAGCCTGATATTTTCCAAGCAATAATCGTATTCTTCTTTGTAACTAGAATAAAGTGAATCACCATTTAGTGTTCCACCACCAGCAATTGTAAGAGAATATTTGCGTAATGCATTTGTCCAAACCATACCTGCTCTAGCGACAACAAGTTTTCTAAACATAATATCATTAAATATTTTTACAGAGCGTTGCCGTTTATAAACTTCCATTATTCCACGACAAGGATGTCTTGGTGTTGGCCAAATTGATAGTTCTTTTTCTTTATCATTATAACGGACTTGATAAGATTCGCCAAATTCAATCTTTGCTTGTTCAAGCCATTGTA